TATGAGATCAGCGGTGAGAATAGTCTGAACGAATCCAGACTTCGGCCACCATCCAATGGCGTTACGAACGTAATCAATAGCATTCTCGTCGCCGTAACATTGTTTAAGCATCTCTGCTTGTTTCTTACGATCCATCAAGAATGGAAACGGAGGAGGTTCATTAGGAGGAGCGTCAAAGTTAGGAGACTTGCATCCGTTATAGAACAAGCAAACGCCAGTCTCGGTATCCCACTTCATTAGGTCTGGATTAACCGAATCGAAGTTAGAACATCCTTTTGGCATACACCATCTTGTATGCGGGTTGTCACCAGCAGATGGGTTTCCGATACCTATAAAAACTGCATCGTTGTTGGAAGAAAGGTTGACCCTAGCGGTCAGCGATCCCATTTCCATTTCCGGCAACTCGTCAAGAGCAAGCCGAATTCGATCATTCTTACGACCGCGTGTAGTATCAATCGCCTTCTGTCCTTCGTTACCAGACTGGAAAGCGAGAGCTTTGATAGCATTTCTATAATCTTTTTCTTCATCACCTGTGCCACCACCCCAAACAATCATGTGGCGATAGTCAATCAAGTTACCATATTTTTGAGCAGCAGACTTGTAAAGCTTAGAGATGATACCCCAAATACGATCTTCAGAAGCACCAAGTGTAGTAGTAGCAACCCATGATGACGTGCAATGCGGGGCTGAACACCAATCAAGATACACCCATAATCCAACTGGATACGATTTTCCCATTGATGCAGCTCCGGCAAGAACAGTATCATCGTTCATACACAACTCTTCAAGTGTACGAAGAATCTGAGTATTGGTGTATCCTCTGCTTTCGAGAACAACTTCAGTAGGCCATTGGAGTCTTACTGCTTTTAAAAAATGTTCGTAAGGAGAAAGAAGTTTAAACTCTGAAATATCAATATTATTTTTGATGCAGTATGTCTTTCCATAGTTCCCTCTGGTGATAGCGTAACAGTATAGTTCAATAGCGAGATCATCCATATTTTCTGGGAATGAGATGCCGTATTTCTGTATTCCTTTTCCTCTTGACATATTCTCATAATGCAATAAATTTTTATTCACGCAAGATGAAATTGAAAGACAACAAACGTGCGCCTGTCGGTGGCTGGTACTATAAATACACTATTAAGAGGGGTAATCTCACATTTCCAGCTACTGTCTATGGCGAATCGCTCGACAAGTTGATTGCGAACACAAAGAAAGATATGTTGTCAAACTCGTATCACGTTCCAGAAGATTTGGCATGGCAGATTGAAGATCAAATCTGCCAGCGTCAACCGGGAGATAGGTGCTGGTATGAACCTGCATTGGGAGATACAATCGCCAGTGTGATTCATGGTGCAGCAAAATTAACTGACAAAGTTTTAGGAACAAAGCTTGAACATCGTGCAAGAGGGTGTAGTTCTTGTAACAAACGTAGAGCAGCACTTAACAAATTATCGTAAACGATAAACTATTATGATCTCAATTGGAAACGAAAACTTCACACTTCGCACATTAGGACAAGATGGCGAGCCTCCAGAAACACGCATTGCAAGCGCAAATCATGCTTGGAATATCGCAAACAATCTTAAACTTGCAAACGTAGGCCGCGAGAATAAACGCATCCGAATTTACAAATCATACAAACGCTTTCCCCCTACTGGATACAGCAGGCTTGCCGAAAAGAAGCTACCTTGGCAATCAGACGTTAACTGGGGTCAAATGGCATTCATCGTGGATAATCAGAAATCAAGTTATTACGATGTGATTACGGAGCGGCAAGCTTGCTGTTCCATAACAACCAAATTTGGAAACGAAAAAGAACGCTTAGTTAACTCTGAAAACATTTCAATTGCCTTCGATCATGCGATCCGCGAGTGGCCCGGATACCTGTATAATACAGAACAAGACCTTGAAGAGATGCTTCTTTACGGAAAAGGGATTGGTATGTGGCCGTCAAATGTTGGGTGGATTCCAGAACACGTGTTCCTTTCCGACCTGCTTTTCCCAGACGACATCCGCATCGACTTTTCTAACCTTGAGGAGTTTGCCCGAAGAGTAAGACTTACACCATATCAGTTGTATAAAAAGATTGAGAATCGCAGTGCTGCTGAAGATATGGGATGGAACGTGGACGCAACGATTGACGCTATTCGATTTCACAAAGCATTTAACCAGCACAACAAAACACGTGAGGATTTCTTCCGAACAATTAGTGAAGCTGGATTTAACTGGTCACTTTCTGTAAACGAGAAGATCGACCTGTATGAAGTGTATTGGCGCGAGTTCGATGGAAGCATTAGCAAATGCATTATTCTTCAAGATTACACACCAATCAGCCAGTATCTTAACAAATATGTCAAAGGATCAGAAAAGATCGATGACATGACAGTGCGCGAGAATCATGGATTTATGATGCTAAAAGTAGGCCAGTTTAAAGATTGGTCAGAGATGATGTATATGTTGACTGATTCAGTAGGGTCTGGATTGTTCCATGATATCAAGAGCCAAGCTGAAGAAGCATTCGTCGCTTGCCGTCAGTATGACTTTACGATGAACGGACTGGTTGACGCAGTACGTCTCAACTCCATGCTACTCATTGAGGGTCAAGGTCCAGACGCAACCAAGATGCTAAAGCAAATGGAGTGGTTGCCAATTAGCGTAATGCCAGATGGCGCAAAGTTTACTCAGAATCGATTCCAGTTGCCAGTTTCAGAGGGACTTGGATTCATGCAGTACTTCATGAGCGATCTTTATCGCGGACTTGGACAATACCGAATTGACGCACCAACATCTGGAGGAAAGCAGCGCACAAAAGGTGAAGCAGAATTGAATGCCGCTGAAAGCGCAAAACTTTCTGGAACTCAAATTCGTCGCTTTAATGAGTGCGAAACATTATACTTCCGAGAATTATATCGCAGGTTCGTATCGTCAACATCTAACGACGATGGGTATGAGTATGTTAAAAAGTTTTACTCTAAGTTAGAAGAACTCGGAACTCCGAAAGAAGCGGCATCGATGAAGAATGTAACTTCGATCCGTTCTAACCTTATCAACGGAGCAGGTAGTCCATCGTTCAAACTTATCACAGCAGAGAAGTTATTGCAGATCACAGCAATCACTCCAGCAAACGAAGGCCAAGAGAACGCAGTTAAAGACGCAATCGCGGCACTTGCCGGCAGGGATAACGTAGTTCGCTATCGCAACACTAAGTCACCAAAAGTAAGCGAAGCCAAACGTGTAATCGGATTTGAAAATGCTGGAATGACTGATGCATTCGTCAACCCAGCAAACTTCCCAGTATTACCAACTGATCCGCATATCGAACACGCAACTGCTCATTTGCAGGATATGATGATGCAGATTCAGTCGAGTATGCAATCTATTCAAGCTGGTCAACCAGATATTGATGAACTCGGATTGGTTGTTCGTTCCATTCAATTCAAAGGCGGCCACATCATGGCGCACGTTGAGTTCATTGCAAAAGACCCATCGAAGAAAGACTTCCTCAAGCAGTTTATGGGTGGAATGCAGCAAGCTCAAAAAGCCGCAGACGAAATCGGTGCTGTTTACCAAGAACTCGCACAAAGTCAGCAAGGCAAACAATCCTCCGAAGAAGAACTTAAACTTCAATACCTCGCTGCTAAATCTGGCATCGAAATTGATACCAAGCAGAAACTTGCCGATATCTCAATTGGCAAGGCGGCAGTCAGTCACGCACAACGCACAGAGCAACGCAAGGAACAGGGTATTACCCAACTTGCACTGCAAAAGGCAAAGGCACGTACTGAGATTCAAAAAGCCAAAGGCAAGATGGCAGCAGAGATGCCAATGGAAGAAAAGGTAGAGATGGAAGAAGAAGAGACCGAAGAACCAGAGGAGATGGAAACCGAAGAGGTAGAGACTCCAGAAGGAACTGAAGAAGTTGAGATGGAGAATAAAATCACACCAATGCAACAATGAATACAGATAAAATAAAACAACTATGCGCTTCCATTGTGAAGCATGATGACTGGGACAGGCTACAAGCTCACTTGCTTATGGTATCTGCTCCAAGTTCTGGAATCGACACACTACGCAATGCACTAAGCCATATTCACTTCATTGGCGAAAATGCAGATGGTGAATTTAAGAAAATCAAATCTTCCTCCAAAACACAACAACCAGAATCAAACATCGATCCAGACCTAAACGAATCATAATATGGCAACAACTGAAGAAATCATCAGCGACCTAAAATCTAAACCACAAGTTCCTATTAAGGGAAATACATCTGACTTCTTGAAAAAGTTCAGTCAGCAACAAACTGACGAAGGTAAGCCAAGTGCTACTAATGTTGGCGATCCTAACCTTGGCATTCCTAAATACAATGAGGAAGAACCTCCAGAAGAAACAACTGGAGTAACTGAATCTGAGATCACTTCGGACCGCACAGGAAAGAAGAAAGGATTCGTTGAGCGTCAGATTGAAGAGAACCGCAAGCTCAAAGAAGAGTTGGAGAACGTAAAGAAAAACGAGATTCCAAAGTTTGAAAGTAAGATTCAAGAGTTGGAGCGATTGGTAGAAGACAGCAAATCAACGGCTGAAGCTAACCATTACCAGAAACAACTCAATGAAGCGAACGAGCAGAAAGCTCAACTTGAGTCTCAGTATACTCAGCAGATTCAAGAGCTTCGTAACAAGTTGGATTTCCATGATCTTTCAAGTAACCCGGACTTTCAGAAAACATACGTTGAGCCAATGAAGGAACATTATCTTGATGCTAAATCCATCATTGATAATGAAGGAGATGCTAACATCTCTGCTATGTTCAATCGTGCGGTGCTTGCAAATCAAGCTGTATTTTCTGCTACATCAGATGAGCAAAGGTTGGCCGCGATTCAAGAACGCCGCGAAGCATTGCGTGAAGTAACAAACTCTTTGGATGACTACGACAAAGCAAAGTTCATTGATGCTATCAAAAACTTTGAGAAAGCAACCGAGCGCCACAATATCGCATTGTCTGACTATCAGAAAACCAAGGAAGAAATCACAAGGACAGCAAAACAGAAAGAACAAGAAGCGCGTTCTAACTTCTTGAAACAATGGAGGAACTCATTCCAAGAACAGGAAAGCATCATCAAGAAGGAAGTATTCATTCCAGATGAAGTTTATTCCTACATGAACGACAAGGGAATCAAATACGATACTACTAAAGACGAAGCTATCGCACTCGCCGCGACTCAGCAAAGTGAAGAAGTAGCAAGCGTGGATGATATGAATCGTCTTATCAATCAAGGTAAGGCGTATAAGAAGCAACAAGCTTACATCAAAGCTTTGCAAGAAATGCTGAAAGAAAAGAATGATTACATTAATGCGTTAAAAGGATCATCTAAAGTAAATTCATCATCGAATGCATCGGATTCCCAGAAGTCAAGGATGAGTGTATCTGAGGGACTGGCGGCAAAGATCGCAAGGTTCTCACCGCAAAATCGAGTTACGGCATAGCCCATAATTCTTGATTCTGGATAGCATGGGGGAGGTAGATGGACTGCCTCCCCCAACTTTTTTTAAAAAACAACTTGACAGTATAAAATAGCGTTTGCATATTTGCGCATAAGAGAAATCCGAACTTTATCGTTTACGATAATCATTAGGGATTCAGCCGCACTCTGGCTGACGAGTAACAGCACTCGTATGAAAAGCTGTTTCTGGACAGCCTTCATAAGAAGGTTTTCGGGGTAGACTCCAGCCGAAGAAAAACAAAGCACTCGCTTTGGCTATCTTCGGATTTGTCATGGAGTGCGTAAACTAAACCTAAACTAAACAAAAAAATGTCAGAACAACTATACTTCAATAGCTGTGCAGAGATTGACAGTTTCTTCCGCGAGGGCCGCGAGTATTTCAACGACCTCTATGTGAAAAAGCTCGTCACAAACTCCGCATATTTCACGCGTTTCGAGGAGCAAGCATGGCCTCTTAACCACACAACCGAACAGAAAGCGTTCCGCTTTGGCCGTGGATTCCACGATCCTTGCAGCCCTTTCCGCACCATCACCGACACCTACTGCGAGACTGATTCTTGCGATAGCAAACCAGAAGTGATCCAACGCCCCGGCACGGAATCCTACACTTTTGAATTGCTCCGTAAGGAGATGACCACTGACTGGATTTGCGTTGAGAGCTTGCTCTACCGCCTCTTCCCTGCTGAAGAAATCCTCCAGTTTGAAGAGTCCAACGCTCGTATCACCAAGAACGTCCACGAAGAGTTCCTTCGTTCCAACTACATTGGTGGTTCTGGTCACAAGTGGCTCGGCATCACGACTGATGACGGCACGTATTGCGGACTGGTTGACGACCAATCTTGGTTCGTTCCAGAGCATTCGCTCAACAACGAAGCTGGTTATGATCTCTGCGCCCTTCGCGTTAAGATCGCTCCTGCTGACCTCAACAAAATCGCTTATCTTTCGCTTGATATGCTCGACGATGCTCTCGTTGACCTCCAAGACGAAGATGACGCTTTCCGTCTTGATCTCCAAGATGCGACTGGTCAGCCATTGCTCGACATCGTTATCCCTGATCCTCAAGTTGGCCGTGCGCTTTACTTCCAAGCCAAGCGCAACAATGGCTACTGGGATGCTAACACGGACTTCGATGAGCGTCTTACCCGTCTGAAGCTCGGCATCAATCGTATCATCGGCGACTACGCTTTTGGTTACGATATCAACGCCGCTCGCTTCAACGCTGACACTGCCTTCAATGCATCGCTCGCTCCATTCAATGAAGCTGATCCTGCTACATGGGCGCGTCTCGTCCGTGTTCCTCGCTACATCAAAGTGGTGATGGAAAACGGTTGCTCGTATGTTCCTAACAAAGCCTACCGCAATGCCGACTTCGGTATCTCGGTTGCTATGGTGAACAAAG